ATCTCGCCTCAAACAAAATCCTCTGTCTTCAGTCTATTCTCGAAGGGGAAAGGAGTTTTCCTCAAGAAGATTGGCAAATTCATTACACCCGCAGAAGGTTTCCAAGTATTCGCCACAGCCAATACTAAAGGAAAAGGAAGCGATGATGGACGATTCATTGGCACTAACGTGCTTAACGAAGCCTTCCTTGAGCGATTCCCAGTAACCTTTGAGCAGGAGTATCCCTCTGCTGCTACAGAGCAGAAGATCCTTGGCAAACTCTGTGATGATGAGAACTTCTGTAAGCGCCTTGCTGACTGGGCAGACATCATCCGTAAGACCTTCTATGATGGTGGTATTGAGGAGATTATCAGCACCCGTCGTCTGGTTCACATTGTCAAGGCATACAGCATCTTCGATGACAAGGCAAAGGCAATTCAAGTCTGTGTCAATCGCTTCGATGATGAAACCAAGCAGGCATTCCTGGAACTGTATGACAAGGTTGATGCTGACTTTGTGATGCCAGTTGACGAAACTACTATTTCTTGATAAACTATGGTGAACGCATGGAGTCTAGCAAGCTCAATTATGAATGGAACATTTGAGGAAGATTATCCTATGACAGATGATGGAACACTAAATCTTGACAGTATCACCCTTAATCTTGATACTGCAGTTCCAGATCTTCCAACAACAGATAATAATAATGGTCGTTGGAAGTACAATGAAGATGTTGTCCTTAAGGAAGTAACTGAATACTTGGGAATGACTTATCGTTCCCACTACACTTCTAAAGAATCTATGACCCAAACCTTAGATTTAATTGAAGGTATTGGTGATGCAGAACCATTCTGCAGATCTAATGCCATCAAATATCTTTCTCGGTTTGGTAAAAAAGATGGAAAGTCCAAGCAGGACATCCTAAAAGCAATCCACTACTGTATTCTTCTCTACCACTTTGCTGGTCTCTGTAATGAAAATTCGCAACCCTATGAAACTTTCTGATAAAACCCTTTCTGTCCTGAAGAACTTTTCTTCTATTAATCAATCAATTCTTTTTAAGAAGGGTAGAAAACTTCGCACTATGAGTGTAATGAAAAACATTCTTGCAGAAGCAACTATTAATGAAGAGTTTGTTAGAGACTTTGGTGTCTATGATCTTAACCAGTTTTTGAATGGGATGAGTCTTCACCAAAGTCCTGAACTTGACTTTGCTAATGATGGATATGTTGTTATCCGTGAAGGTAAAATGCGCTCTAAGTATTTCTTTGCAGATCCTCAAGTAATTGTTACCCCACCCGATAAAGAAATTACTCTTCCTAGTGAAGATGTTTGCTTTGAAGTAAGCACTGATCAACTGGAGAAACTGCTTAAAGCAGCTGCTGTCTACCAACTTCCTGATTTTTCTGCTGTTGGAGAGAATGGAGTAGTTAAACTTGTCGTTCGTGACAAGAAGAATGATACCTCTAATGACTTTGCTATTGTCGTTGGAGAAACTAGTGCTGAGTTCTCCTTTAACTTTAAAGTAGAGAATATCAAAGTTCTTCCAGGAACTTATGAAGTAGTTGTCTCCCAAAAACTTCTTTCTAGATTTACTAGCACAAGTCATGATTTAACTTACTACATTGCATTGGAACCAGATTCCACTTTTTCTGTAGCAGTATGATTGAAGTAGTTGATGATTTTGCTCCTAAAGAATATTTTGACCTAATCACCTACGGGTGTTTAGGTTGTAATCAAACATGGTATTATCAAAAGAATATTACTGCTGGTGTATGGGAGTCAGAAGGTCTTGGAAAACACGGATTTAATTGTTGGATAGTACAACAACCAAATACTTTTAATGATAATTACGCTGCTGGCCTTCTTACTGACCTCATTACAAATATGCAGAAATCTTTAGGATGTCAAAACGTCATCAGATCTAGACTGGATATGACAATGTATACTCCTGGTGGAAGAAAATGTGAAGCTCATATTGATAGTCTAAATCAACATGTAGCTACAATATTTTATTTAAATGACTCCGATGGAAATACGGTTATTTACAATGAGAAATTTGAGGGTGATACTAAGATTGATCAGAGTAAATTGACAATCAAAAAGGAGATTGAACCAAAAGCAAATCGACTTGTGATATTTGATGGATTATACCTCCATACTGGACATGTCCCTCAAAATCATAATACTAGAGTAATATTGAACTCTAACTTTAACTAGATTATGAACATTTTTGTGACCTCTCCTAGTCCTTGGGAATCTGCTAGGGTACTACCTGACAAACATATTGTTAAGATGCCTCTAGAGACATGTCAGATGCTTGCTATCGTATGCTCTGACAAGTGGGGTCATGGATTTGGCACACTCCCTAAAGCAGACGGTAATCCCTATGCCACTGAAAAAGGTGCCTTTCGTAATCATCCTTGTACCATTTGGGCAAACGACTTTGTGATGAACTGGCAGTGGCTGCTCTCTCATGGACTTGCCATGTGTGATGAGTATACTGCTCGTTATGGTAAGGTTCATACTTGCCACCACACTCTGCTAGCAGCAAAGGAGATACTACCCACAGGAGACCCTACAGGACGCTCTGGTAAAGATCCTAAACCATTTGTATTTGCGGGACCTGATGAATTTAAATTTGACACAAGCATTGACACTTTTACTGCTTACAAACGTTATATCGCATCCAAACCTTGGGTTGCATCTAATTATCTTCGTCTCCCATCCCGTAAACCAGATTGGGTATAATCAATGAAACATATCCTTTTTACCCTTAAGGGTTGTCCATTTGAACTCCTTGATAATAAGGAATTTATTCGGATGCTTTTATACAATGCAACAAAAGAGTGTAAGGCAACTCTACTACACCTGGCAGTTCATAAATTTGAACCTCAGGGTGTAACTGGATTTGCATTGCTTGCTGAGTCTCATATTAGTATTCACACTTGGCCTGAAAATGGTATGGCAGTGTGTGATGTTTTTACGTGTGGAGATACTGCTATGCCAGAAATTGGTGTAGAATATATGAAAGAACAATTGAAGGCAACTGATATTGTATCTGATGAATTTGTTCGACCTTTAGAATGAAAACCACCTTGACAGTTGATGACAATGGAATTCTAACCTTCCCCGATGAACTTCTTGAAAAGACTGGATGGAAAGAGGGTGATGTGTTAGAATGGATTCCTAATAATGATGGTTCCTTTACTTTGATGAAAAAAGAACATGCGTGATGAATTTCTCTGGGTTGAGAAGTATCGACCCAAAACAATTGAAGAATGTATTTTACCAACAAATATTAAGAAGACTTTCCAAGACTTCTTAAATAAAGGTGAGATACCAAATATGCTCCTTGCTGGTCCTGCAGGGTGTGGAAAGACTACGGTAGCTAAAGCACTATGTAACGAACTAGGAGTTGATTTTTATGTCATCAACGGATCCGATGAAGGACGATTCCTTGATACCGTCAGAAATACTGCGAAGAATTTCGCTTCGACCGTCTCGCTTTGCTCAACTGCGAAACACAAAGTCATCATCATTGATGAGGCAGATAACACAACGAACGACGTACAACTCCTCCTACGGGCGTTTATTGAGGAGTTTAGTAGCAACTGCAGATTCATCTTTACCTGCAACTTCAAAAACAAAATCCTCGAACCACTGCACTCCCGAACCACAGTGGTTGAATTCGGAATCGGTGGAAAGCACAAACCTGCCATTGCCGCATCCTTCTTCAAACGTATCCAAGAAGTCCTGGCTGCAGAAGGTGTTGAATATGATAACAAGGTCCTGGTAGAACTGATCAACAAACACTTCCCAGATTGGCGACGTGTACTTAATGAATGTCAGCGTTACTCCTCAAGTGGTAAGATTGACTCCGGCATTCTTGCAACCTTTAGTGATGTAAAAGTAAATGACTTGGTTAAGAAACTTAAAGAGAAAGATTTTCCCGAAGTACGTAAATGGATCGTCAATAACCTGGACAACGATACTAATCTACTTCTGCGTCGTATTTACGATGCTTGTTATGATTCCATGGCTCCGAGTAGTATTCCTGCTGCTGTGCTTACTCTTGCTAAGTATCAGTATCAAATGGCATTTGTGGCGGATCAAGAAATAAACATGTTAGCTTGTCTCACTGAAATTATGGTGGAGTGTGAATTCAAATGAAAACAGAATTTAGAATCTCAAAGGAAGAATTTGAATTAATTTATAGAATACTTAACGTATCTCTAAATGAAGATAAGTTAAAATATCAATCTAAGGAGTGTGCAGAGTATCTACTAAAAAATATAGAAAATCGCATACTTGATAGCGGAACTACTAGAAAAAACTGGCAAGTAGTAGATTATAATGATCCTTCATTTGAATTAACTACTAATAGACAACAATATGATCATTATGGTGAATTCAAATGAAATTTAAGGCAAAGGTTTATGTTAGACTGAGAGCAGCAGTTGATGATTC